TCTATTAAATTTCAAATTTCTAATGTTGAAACTTCCGTTTCTTCGTTTCCTCAATTTACATTAAGTATTCGTAATGCGAATGATGATGATCGGCGTCCGGAAATTTTAGAATCGTATGCTAATATAAGTCTTGATCCTAATGAACCTAACTATATCGCAAGAGCGATTGGGGATCGTAGAGTAACTTATGACTTAACGCAAGATCCGCCTGAGTTGCTTTTTGATGGTGACTATCCCAATAAGTCTAAGTTGGTAAGAGTCGAAATGAATACCGGTGGATATCCCGATGACTCTAGGCCCGCGGGTTTTAGAGGTGTTGGTTCTATTCTTGCACAAACAGGTGGTCCTGCGCAGGGAATTGAACTCTCGGCCGGTTTATCTGGTGGTTTGACAGCTACAGTCGCTTCATTACCTACGGTGACTAACCAAGTTCGTGACGGTGTTGTTGATAAGGTCAAGGTGATGGGTATTAACTTTGCATCGCCTGGTGTTAGTGATAGACTTAAGAAGACGGTTACTTCGGCTTCGGGTAGTACTACTGCTGATAATGGTATGTTATTCCTTTCCACTACTGGTGAATTGGGTGTTACGGGTGAAAACGTAGAAGATGATACTCCGGTAACGCCTGCAGATTTTACAGTTGTTAACATGGTTAGCTCTAACTCTGGTAACTTCGTTAATTCTTCTACACGCCGTTGTCAAGGTTTGGAAGACAATGAAGCGCTGAAGTTTGTTGCCCCTGTGTTTAGTGGTTGGGATGGTTACGATCCTCGTAGTAATATGTTGACCATTCAAGATACGGGTACTGTTTCGGGTGATTTTGATGTAGCAAGAAAAACATTAGCTAATCCCGAAGAGGTTGAGTTTAATCTGTTGGCCGTTCCTGGTATTACTTCTTCCGGCGCTGGCACACCGATTAATAACTTCCTTAATATGGTTGAGCAACGTGCTGATTCTTTCTTACTCATTGACTTAGCTAATTCTACTGCGACTGGTTCTGGTTTGGGCTTATCGGTTAGTAACGCGCAAGATCAAGCTGGTAAGTTTGATTCTAGTTACGGCGCTACTTATTATCCGTGGGTTAGAATTAATGATAGTGAAAATAATCGTCTTGTTTGGGTACCGCCTTCGGTAGAAATCATGGGTGCATATGCATTCAATGATAGAGTGGGTCAACCTTGGTTCGCACCGGCTGGCTTTAATCGTGGTGGTTTGGAAAGAGTATTGGAAGTTAGAAGAAGATTGACACAGACACAACGTGATAATCTTTACAATAACACTCCAGGCGTTAATCCTATCGCTACATTCCCAGGCCAAGGTATTGTTATCTTTGGTCAGAAGACGCTACAGAAGAAGCAATCTGTATTGGATAGAGTGAATGTTCGTAGAATGATGTTGACGGTTAGAAAGACAATCTCTAGAATGTCTCGTAACTTCGTCTTTGAAGCTAATAACGCAGCTACAAGAAGTGCATTGTTGAACATGGTTAATAACTATCTTGGTTCGGTTCAAGCGGCCAATGGTATTAACGAGTTCAGAGCTTCTATTGCTGAAGGCGCTGATTTAGTGGACAGAAATGTTATCAAGGGTAAGATTTTCCTCAAGCCGACATCGGTTGCTGAAATTATTATCTTTGACTTTACACTTACTCCGCAGGGTGCATCGTTTAGTGAGTAATTAAATTAAGTGTGGGGAGGAAAACAAAATTTCTTCCCTACACATATTTATCTTAGGAACAATTATTTCTGAGATTAATGGAGAATTAGAATGGCTGAAGTTAGACCCGTAAATCAGATGCTTGCGGATACTTTTGAACCCAAACGAAGTAATAGGTGGTTTTTTGAATTTGCTGAAGATGTCATTCCGCAGTTTGTAGCGAAAACATTTGCGCGTCCTACTTTTACTCAAGACGCTGTTGTTATTGATTATATTAATAGCAAGAGATATTTAGCTGGTAAGTTTGAGTGGGGTACGGTGGCGATGACGCTTCACGATCCTATTGCACCTTCGGCTTCGCAGAAAGTTATGGAGTGGGCGAGGTTAGCTCACGAAACAATTTCTGGTCGTGATGGGTATGCGGCTTTTTATAAGAAGGATTTTTCTTTGAAGCTGATGGACCCCGTTGGTGTTACAGTTGAACAGTGGGATATTAAGGGCGCTTATATTACAGATGCCGATTTTGGCGGTTTGGATTACACAAGTGGTGAGCCGGTAGAAATTTCTCTTACGGTTCGTCCCGATGAGTGCATTCTGAGATACTAAGACTTGTAGTTTATTTATAACTGATAGTTTATTAAAATTTCTTGTAACTATACAAGAAGGAGTTTTATTTTATGGCTGAACAAAATAAAGCCACTGTTGAGTTTGAAAATGACGAAGCAGTTGCTGAAGAAATACGTACAGACATAAACCCGCAAGATATCGTTCAGAACCCTTCTGAGTATGCCGAACAAATGGCTGCTCAGAGAGGCTCTGAGATTGATAAGATGGCGGGTTTTACTGTACCTCGCGATTATGTAATTCTACCCTCTAAGGGTAGAGTTTATTCAGTTGAATCTCCCCTATATAATATGGAAGAAATTGAAGTTAGGCATCTTACTGCTGCCGATGAAGATATTTTGACCTCTAGAGCTTTATTAAGAAGCGGAAAAGCTATTGACACTTTATTAGATAATGTAATAATTAATAAAAGTATTAGGTCCGAAGAATTAGTTTCAGGTGATAAGAATGCTATTATGACTTTTTTGAGAATAACGGGGTATGGTCCCGAATATAATATTGAGATTTCTTGTCCGGGCTGTGGTGAAGATTCTAAGGCTGAATTTGATCTTACCCAACTTAATATGAATATGTTAGATGTAAATCCAGTTGGCGAAGGGCTAAATAGGTTTGAATTTAAGATGCCTTCGGGAACCATTATTCATTTTAAATTTCTCACAAGTAAAGAAGAAAAGATCATTTCTGATGAACAAGATAGAATTAAGAAGATGACTAATTCTCCTTTGGATCATAATATTACATTGCGATTACAGCATCAACTTATTTCCATAGATGGTAATGAAGACCCAACATATATTCAAAACTATATTAATGTAATGAATGTTAGAGATTCCCGTGCATTTAGAAAATATTTTGATGAAGTTGAACCAGATGTTATTATGAAACAGAAGTTTACATGCGCTTTATGCGGCCATGGCGAGGAGGTGGACATACCGGTTACGGTAGACTTCTTTTGGCCTGACGACTAGTCATAAAGATTATATTTGGGAAGAAGTTTTTGTTTGTGTTTATCATGGTCATTTAACTTTTGTGGATGCATACAATATGCCCATTCATCGGCGTAAATGGTGGATAAGACAAATTAATGATATAGCTGATAAACAACAACGCCAACAAAACGAAGTAGTAAGAATGCCAAAGGCCGCACAAACTGGCGCTTCCTCATCATTGAGGGCTAGAGCAGTTGGTCGTTAAATATTGTCCCTTCACTTAATTTTTAAAGTGAAGGGATATTTATTTATGTAGCAACCTATATGGAGAAAAATGATGAAGAAAAATAAAACAAATGAGGGTACTGGCGGCTATTATGATGTACCTTTTGATGAGCCAGAAAGCGGTTTAAAACAAATGGCTAAAGGCGCATTAATGGGTCTTGGTGTTGTTGGAGCTATTAGTTGGTTAGAGAAACATGGTGACACTTTACATGATAAACGCAATAAAGAAGAATTAAAAAAAGTAAAAAAGAGTTTAAAGGGGTATAAGTTTTCCAAAGCTCAATTAGATAAAAAAAATAAAGAAGGTATGAAATTAAAAGATGTACTTTCTAAGCTTTGGATGGGTAACTAAATAGAGATTTTGAATGGCTGATGATATTGCCTCACAATTAGAAGGTGCAGTTGAATCTTTAGGAAGATTTAGAGATAGTCTTGAAGATAGCAACATTAGAATGGGTAATGCCTCTTCTATTGAAGCCAAAATAAATAAACTTGAAGTTGATAAACTAAACCTTCTGCAAAAGGCGAATAAAGCGGAAGGTAAGCGTCTAAAAGATCTCGGTAAGGGTATGGGTGCTGCGGTAAAGGGTATGGGTGCGCTTGCTAAGAAATTAGGTATTGTTGGTGGTATATTAACAGCTTTCCAAGGTTTTGTTAATGTAGTATTAAAGGCTAATAAACACGCTGCATTAATGTCTAAATTAATGGGCGACACCCGACAAGCTACCGATGGACTCCGAAAACAAGCCACTAATGTAGCTAGCGAATTTTATGCGATGGGTATGACTCTCGCAGATTCGGTTAAATCTGCAGCTGCACTTGCTCAAGAATTTGGTCAAGCCTCCAGAGTTAGCGATCAAATGATAAAACAAGTTGGCCAAATGAATAAAGCGTTTGGGGTTTCTGTTCAAGAAGGCGCTAATTTTGAAGAGTCATTAGAGAGAGCTAGGGTTAATAGTCAAGAGATATTAGACTCTATAATTAAAACTGGTACTGTTGCCGGTGGTAATCTTGGTGTAGCGATGAGAGATGTGGTAAAAAACTCTCAAATGATTCCTCTTTATACTCAACGAGGTTTGGATAATTTTACAAGTATGGTTACGACAGCTACCACTTTGGGTACGAGCATAGATAAAATAGCTGCTGTTGGTGAAAGTTTTATTGATGTAAATGATGTAGCAGAAAATATCAATCAAACTGCTCAAGTTTTAGGGCAAGGATTTGCTGATGCTTTGCCATCAGTGATGAAAATGGTAGAGATGAGTAATAACTTTCAAGATGTAGAGTTAATGGATGCGGTTGCCAAGGCCGCGGCCGGACAATTAGAAGTAACTGATAAGGGGTTGCAAATTACCCGTATAGAGCTTCAGCGATTATCTAAACATTTTGGTGGAGATCAAGAATTAGCCCGAAGGGCGGTTATGAATGCTGCTTATCGTGAAGAATTGATAGAAAAAAGCATTTATAATCAGCAGCAAATTGAAGATATGAGCGCGGCTGAGTTAGAGGCTAGAAACGATATTACGCGTAACATTCTAAAAGAGCATAAAATAAAGGGGGATTTAATAACATTAAGTCGGAAGACGGAACAGGTGACCGCGAAAACAAAAATGTCTGAAGATCAGATTACAGCCGAAATCGAAAAAAGATACCAAAAACGAATAGCCTCCGAAAAAACAATGGAGGACATTATAGCAGACTCTATGACGGTTATGCAAAAGCTTGAAAAATTAATGAATCAAATAATAGCCCCATTAGAAGATGCTATCTCTGAAGTTTTTAACGAAGCTTTCATTAAGGATATGGAAGATTCATTAAAGGTCGTTGGTGAAACATTAAAAAATATCTTTACGATTGACACCAATGCAATAGGTAGAACAATGGAAGAGGATGCAAAGAAAACCGGTGGAAGTGGTTTTGGTGCTGGACTTCAAGCTATTGCTGATCAAATATCTACTCGGTTCGCGGCGGCTTTTAATATTACGAATGATGGAAAAGTTATAACAAGTTTTGGTGGGTTAATGGATTATGGGGCTGCAAAATTTATTGCGTATATGGAAGATAAAACCGAAGTTTTGGGTAATATATTTGCTAAAATAATGCGGTCTGCATGGAAACAGATTGTGGGTCCAGGTGGCATTGGCACTGGCGGCATGGAGCTGCCCGAAATGCCCGAAGCTTCGCCAGCGAAACCTCCCGACAAAGAAGGTTATAACACAATTCAAGTAGGTAATCAATGGATACAAGTGCCCAAAACAGATATATCGGAAGGAGTTACAGTAACAGCTCCGGAAGGTGGTTTCAAGGCCAAAGGTTGGGCGGGTGGCGCACATAGAGCTATCGTTGGTGAAGCAGGTGCAGAAGTTGGTATAACAAGAAATGCGTTAAGAGAGTTAGCTTCTGCTGGAATACCAGGATATGCGAATGGTGGAACCTTTGTTTCTGATTTAATTACTAATCGTGAAGGATTAACTCAAGCCACGGGAAGTGGAGTAGCGCGCGATCAAAGACAACAAGCGGCTGATGCCGCAGGCGAAGCATACAGAAACAGAATTAGAACCCATGAACAAGATTTTCTTAATATACCTAGAGACATACATGATGTATGGGGCCGTTCAGCCAAAGAATTTTTTATTACTTACCCTGCTGTTGTTGACGAAGCGATTGGTACTGCTTTTAGACAAGCTGGACCGGTGGCTGAAGGTCTTTACAATTCGGTATTTTCGGGATTTCAAGCTTACTCTAGGGCAGAATTGTCGGGGGCAAGTCCCGCTGCTGCTAGAAGATTGATGTATCAACATATGGCTGCGGAAGGATTAAAGAAGAATGGTATTATAGACCAAAGCTTAAAAAAGATGACAGCCATGCAAGCTGATTTACTTAAAGAAGGTAGGAAACAAAATATATTAACTCAAGGCGGTAATGCATTATTAGGTGGAATTAAGGGTGGTTTGGCTGCAGCTGCGGGAGTTATTGCGGCTGGTGGATCACGCGAGCAAGCTCAAGAAATGGCTAAGAGAGGGTTGATTGGTGGAATAATAAAGGATGTTACTGGCCAATTTGGTCAAGCTGATGAAGGTTTCTTAAGTACTATGAATGTTTTAGGAATGTTAACCGGCTCAACACCGATGCCTCCATACGCTGGTAAAGATGCTGGCGCTATGATAGCCACTGCTTTAAGTAGAACAGAACAAACTTTTCAAGCGCAGGGTAGGGGATTGGGTTGGGGTGGTGCTAATGCGCAAGGTCGTGTTTATAATTCTCCACACTTAGCTATGGTTGGTGAAGGTAGTCAAAATGAAATAATTGTACCTACTGAAAGAATACGAAAAGGATTGCCGATTAATGCTGGTGTAGCGAGGGAGTTAGCGTCTATTGGAGTTCCAGGATATTTTACAGGTGGATTTTTTAGCAGTGATCCAAATGCTAATAAATGGGGTAGTACACAAGGAATGGTTGGTTTTGGCGGCAAATATGCTGGTGGAAGCGATTGGGCTGGTAGTCGTGGTGGTGCCGCCATACATAATGTTAAAACGGGTGCGGGGACTAGTTTAGCTACGGCAGGTTTATCATTCGCACAATCTTATATGCAACATGGCGATGCCGGACTGGCTACGGGTCAAGCACTTGGTGCTGGTCTTGGAATGGCTGCTTCTGCAGCTCTCACACCTTTCCTTGGTCCTTTCGCCCCATTAGCTGGTGGTTTAATTGGATCTTTTGTAGGAAATAAGTTAGGTGGAATGTTGGCTTATAAACCCGATTATAAGGGGGCAAGATCAAGAGCAATTAAAAATTTAGAACAGCATGTAATGACAAAAGGTAAGTTTATGCACGGTGCGCCTCCTGGTATATCAAGTCAAATTACTCAAGCTATAGCAGGTAAAGGTGGAAAATATCCAAGCGAAAAGGCGATGAAAAATTTAGTGAGCGAAGTGAGTAACAATCCCGTTCTTGCGTATGGTTTTGGCCCTGACACTCCAGCTACTTTACTTCTTTCTTTACTTTCGGGTAATTTAGATAATACTGCTGAAGAAACTCAAGCCTACGCTAAATTTAATAGAGCTTTTTATGGCGCAACACCAATGGCTAAAGGTGGTATTGTTACTAAACCCACTAATGCTATTGTTGGTGAAGCTGGTCCCGAAGCTGTTATTCCATTAGATCAACATAGCGGTTATGCCAGTAGACAACAAATGCAAGATCAAAAAGATATTATTGGTGAATTAAGAAAACAGAACCAACAGATGGGAATGTTTATTAAAAACATGGGCGATGCTAAGACGGTTCTTCAAGTTGACGGTAGACAACTAGCAGAAACAGTTGGTCAAAATATGTATGATATCAACACTGGAATGTAGAGATAATTAATGGCAACTACAAGAGAACAAATAGATAGTAGAGGAAGAAATTTATTACAACTATTAGTAGAAAACGAAGATGCTTTATCTAATGTAATGAATCCTTCTTCTAAAGGTCAAAATACATACAAAGGACCAAGACCGGATGACCCTGTTGAAATACTTTATCCAAGATCTAAATCAAATGTTGGTAGTGAAGTTAATGAGTATACAGCTTATTTTTTACGTGAATTTAATTTAGATGGATTGGGTACTGACTGGTATGGTGCTGGTCGCGACACAGAATCGGGTAGCGATGGTGTGCTTACTCAAGTAGAGCATGATAGAGGTGCGAGTGAAAATGTAGCCTTACAAGGGGCTGCCACTGATAGGTTTGAAGGCAAGCAACATGATCAGCCCTTTCAGCCAAATCAAAGATATACGAGTAACGGTAATTCGCGAGCGGATTTTATGAAGTTAAAAGGTCGTAAATCATTAATGACTTTGTATTGGGAAATGAGAGGCGCTTTTGTAAACAATGATAATAAAGGGTATTTTTCTGCACAAAGTCAAGATAGCGAAAATAAAACTTTTACTAATCGCTACACGGAAGGACATAATAGTTATGATAGTCAGTTTTACATTAATACTCAACAAGTTTATTTCCCACCGGCCACCGATGATGATTTAAGGGCAAGTGCGCAACAGCTATATAATTTGGGCCAGCCGTTAGGGTCCGATTATTCTGTGGTTAATGCGTTGATAGAGAAAGGTAAACAAATCGCGGTTGATTGGTTTACTAATTTAGCAGATGAAGCGGCTATAGCTAATGATCAAGGCTTAATGTTTCATTATATGAATTTAGCTGGTCAAATAATTGCACCGGCACAAAGAGTTTCACAACTGTTTAGGCCTGGATGGGAACGCCCTAATTTACCTAGAAGAGAAATACAGCCACTTACTGAAGTATTAGAACAGAATATATTGCTTCCACCAAGTGATGGTATGTTGAATGTAGGTGGTGCTAATGATGATGGCGCTTCTATGTCATCTACTTTTGGAGAACTTTACTTAAGTAATAGAGCTGCTCAATCTGGTTATGGCGGTAGATTTAAAAAAGGAACAATAGCTGGTACTGGTATTAATGATTTACAAGAACCATTAAGAGATTTAGATGGCGAATTATTAGAAAGTGGTAGTCAAGTTACTGTGCCTTTTACATACGCTGATGATGCTGAAAGATTAAGTCATTTTAAAAAAATGGCCGGTTTTACAACTAACGGTTTTAATGTACAATCTAATCATAGCGCTCAAGAACCTGCGGTAGTTGATATTCACCGAACCACTGCTCCGGACAATGTAACAAGAGATGGGACTTATAGAAGTAATGCGCAAGAAGTGATAGGGATGGGCGAAGGTCAATATTTTCCTTTTACTTTTTCTACGGTAAATAAAAAAAATAATAGAATGCAAGTTTGTGCATTACAAGCTACAATGCAAAGCCTAAGTGAATCTTATACGCCAACATGGCAGTCTAAACATTTTTTTGGAAGAAGCGAACAGGTTCATACTTATACTTTTACGGATAGAACTATTGATTTATCTTTTGTTATTTTTGCTGACTCTATGAGACAATTACAAAATGTTTATGAAAGAGTTTTGTGGTTGGCTCAACAATGTTATCCAGACTATAGTACTGAAGATCGTATTGGCAGTGGGCCTATAATAGCTATGAGGGTTGGCGATTTATTTCAATATAAATCGGGATTTATAAGAAGTTTAGCTTATGATTGGAGTTTTTTAGGTCCAGGCGGCAAATGGGAGTTAACACAAGGTATGAGAATGCCACAAGCTTGTAATGTAACTATGTCTTATCAAATTATACATGAAAAAGTTCCCGATAGGGATTATGATTTTTATGGTGGGCCAGCTGGTGGATTAGCCGCTGGAGTTAAGAGTCAAAGAAAAATATCATGGAACGATATTGAGTTAGATGTGGCCGATATTGAGGCTGTAGATGATCAGAGATATATACCGGCCGGTACTGTTTATGATGGAACAGAGGGTCCGAATATTGGTGAAAGAGTTTACTTAAATCATATTGAAAACACTAATTCTGCAAGATTTGATACTTCAATAATACCCGCTGAAGATGCAATAGATCAATTTACAGGTGAGCGTTCTGTAGTTACATAGGATATATATATGGCTATTTCAAGATATAATAAATTTTCACAAGTAAGATCTAACTCTAAAGACCCATATAGGCTAGAAACATTCCCGTCTATCAGTTCTGAAGAGCTGGACAATGTACCTCATAACGTAGTTATGTGGAAAGAAACTGATCGAATGGATGCAATGGCAGAAGATTTGTTGGGCGATGCTCGTTATTGGTGGATCATATGCTTGATGAATGATTTAGTAAATCCTTTTTCTTATAAATTATTACCTGGCACTCTTATAAAAATACCGCATGATGCTACGGTGGTGTCAAATTTAATTAAAAGAAAACAAGAAGGTAAATAATGAATGTAGTTAAGCCTAAAGAATTATCTCCGGTAGGTGGAAGTTTAGGTTTTGGTGCGCCTGACCCTAAACAAGATGTTATAGATGGGTGGAATTGGAAAACAACAAACGCTAATACACCAGAAATAGATGGTCTTGTGCCTTTTGTGCAATTAATTGGACTTTATAATGAAGAAGAAATTAATCGTTTAGTAGATACAGACATTAATTGGCAAGACGATGCGCGTACCGTTGTTTTTGTTGAAAATGGTGAAGAGCAAGATTTAAGTAGTGTCGCTATTGAGGAAAGTGGTTATCAAGGCCAAGTTAAAACTAATATTGCCGAAGAACAAAGAGAATATTTTGATAAAGAGTTAAGAAGTAAGTTTGTTGGCGTAACGGTATTAGACGAAACTAAAAGAGATGATAGTGTCGTTACTCCTGGTATTATATTAGCTACTAACGCCTCTCAGGCAGGTAATGAAGCATATCAGTATTATTCGGGTACAGGTATACCTAAAGATGCTGGTGGATTAGGTATAAGTGATTTACAAATAGAAACAGGCACTAAAGATTTTATGAATCGCCGGTATAAATTAAGATTAACTGTTACTGATCCTCAAGCTTTAAATAATGAGCCACAATATTTAAAACTTACTACACTACAAGCTCAATTTTTAATTATTCATGGTTGGTCTAATCCACAATCAATGGCTGGTTGGCCTGGCGATGCACCACCGCAGGTAGAGGCACCGACAGCAGCTTGGCCTAATGGAAAAATGTTAGTTGATTTAACACAACAAAATACAGGTGGCGCATGGGGTGCTGCAGTAGTGGCCTTGACAATGTTTGATTTCGCCTTTAATGAAGTAGGTCAATTGGAAGCAAGTTTTACTTTTATGCCGCGAGAAATAAGTTTTTTGGCTACCTACAGGATACCTGTAATTGCGGAATCTTCTTTAAGATTATTGGGTACCGGCGAAAAACAAGAACCTTCTAATGCTGAAGATCCTTATAGTTCTCCAAGCATATTTGCGGGATTATCAACAGGATTATTGTCTGTGGCCGGAGAGTTTGGAAAAAATTTAGCTGACGTTATTGCTGAAGAACAGGCGGCTTACGCTAACAAAAATGACAACATTAAAGGGCTGTTTGATTTATTAGACGATACTCCGGCCAATTCTGCTATAGATACTTTAAGGGATTGGTCAGAACAAGCAAGTGAATGGAGTGGTAATTTAAGTGCCTTAATTGAAAGACAACAAGAACAAGAAAGTAGATATAGATTTCCTTATGCTGGGCCTGGTATAAGAACTTATGAAAAAATAAAAAGGTCAGTACCGGACCCAAATTATTCGGGAGAATCAAGCACTGATAATGCTGATTCTATGACAACTGTAACAGAACATAAAACGCGTTTGTCTTATTATTATTTGGGTTGGATATTGGAAGCTGTGCGCTTTGGTATGTGGGATTTAAATAAAAATAAAGTTAGGCGAGGTGAAACCCCTTTTAATGTTAGATTTAGATATATGCCTATACCTCCCGAATCAAATTCTTATTTTAATTTATCGTTTCAAGAGACATTAAGGTCTGGTTTAGTTCCTAACACTTCATCTTATGTACAAGAAGCAGTTAAAAAATTATTAAGTGATTGCTTTCCAGGTTTAAATCTTTATGACCCTATGAAAGAAGAGATGGATTGTCCGGCAGATTTGGTTCGTTCAAGACCAATGACAGAGTGGGATTTAAACGAAGGATGGCCAGCTGCATGGGAAAAGACCAAAAGCACTCTTAGTGATTCTTTTAAGAATATAGACGGCTCATGGGAGTTTAAATATTTTAGACCGGAGCAATTAGGGCGTTATGCAATTATTGGACGACTTGGTGAAGGTGAGTTTGCCCCTAATGTATGGGACACTAAAACAAGAGAAGAAAAAATTGCCTTTATTGAGTCTGGTGATTGGCGTAGATCGTTAGTAGTAGATCCACAAGAGGGTGGTTATTTGAGAATAATGCACCCCGATTATGAATATCAAATATTATATACAATGCGTGTGCCAGTTGAAGGTTGGTGGATTCGCTCGGCAGGTAGTGGAGATCTCCCAACCGATGTGGCCGATGCTGGTAAGGCTTCAAAGAAGAAAAGCGCGCAGAGTGGCCAGGCGCACGCGGTTGCCCTTGCAGTACTATCCCCGAACTCGACTGCAGCCGGTCGCGCTTCAAATGTAACTGTTGAAACAGCAGAACATATAATTGGCGATGAATGGGCGTTTTTGGGAACATCGGATAAACGATTTGGGGAACAGTATAGTAATATACAAGAGCAAACGCTGCGTACAGGATATAGTTATAATCAAGTATTAGCTGAACAGGCCGCGGCTACACCTTTCGCAACAGCCGAACAAAAAGAGTCGGCTGCTGGAACGATGATGTCGCCCATAGCATATATATATTCAAAATATAATAATTTTTTTGTAGGTGATATTAGCGCTACTCCCGAATATGGTCTTTTTTCTCCCGCATCTTCAGCAAGATATTATTCCGGAGAATATGTAGCTCTTCAAAGACGATGGTATAACAAGCATCGTGAATATATGTCTCAACTTTTTGAAAATATAATAAGAAGTAGAATTGAAGTTGCAATGGAGCAAGGTCAAACAATAGCCGATATAGCTGATGAACCTGTTGATTTGGCTTGGTTAACTGGTAAGAAATATCATACGTCTGCTGGCGCTGACTTAAGAAGAGCTGGAGTAGCAGGCGGCGCATTTCCGAGTTTTGATGATAGTTGGTGGAACGGACCCCAATCAATAATACAAGCAGAATCGACATGGAGTGTTGAGTATATTAAAAATGAGGGTCATAAGTTAATAGTTGAATCACAACAAGAGTTGATGAGTGATTTAGATGAAAAAATTGAAGATGCTGAAGAGGTGTTAAATACATTTACTGCATCTAGGAGCAATAGAGGAAACACATATTTGATGGAAACATCACTATCTCAAATTCAATATGCTGATAGAAATAGATTTGGGTCGTTAAATACTTTGTTTAATGCTGAAGATTTAAGATCTGGTGCCTTACGAGGTGCTGAAGGTATATCAGCGGAATTAGAGTTTTGGAAATCACGATTAAGTATCGTATTGTCTGAGTTATATAACAATGATATAATAAGTTTTACAACCCAAAGTCAAGGTGCTGGACCTCCTAACCTTACTCATGCTGGTCAATTAGCACCGCCCGATGGTGTTCCCTCAAATCGTGGTGATGCAACGATAAGAACGATGATACCGGATGCCTCACAGATTGATATACTTAGTTTTAAAAATATAAAAATAGAAAATGGGTATAATACCCCTATGTTTGATACTAAAAGTGGAGGTTATGAGCCAGTTGATTTTGATCTTTTTTTTCAAATGGCCGATGCGGGGGGCGACTTCCAAGGTTTATATAATGAAGGAATACGAAGATATGTAGTAACAACATTTGATGAAGAAAATATAACTTTAAATTTGGAAAATATTAATAGAATAGGTAATATGGGTCTTTCAGAAATGGAAATGGAATATGATTTATGGCCCAATAAATCTTATCTACAATATATGTTTATGGCTACTATGACACCAATAGCACCCGTACAAATAAACAATATGCTCAATAATATACCTATAATTTATTCTGATAGGTATTGGTCTGCTGAAGCCTTACTAATAGCAGCTAAAAATGATAGAGGTATTATGCAAACCTTAACTCAAGCGCGCCATATGTTGTGGAATCATATAAAAAGACAACGGCGTTTGGTTAGGAGGTATTTAGAAAAAATACAAGAATTGCTTGAGACACAAAACTCTTCTGGTGTATCTTTACAATTAATGCGAGATACTCTTGATGATTTAAGAGGTAGGAAAATAATATTAGAAAGAAGTCTTGCAGCTTTTGATAATGAAGTTGCTCGTGGCCCTTTTGAAACTACAAGCCCTTATGCTACACCAGTGGTGTTAGATAAAGGAGGAGGTAGGTCAGTTGAATTAGGGTCATTAGTTGCTCAACAATACGAACAAAGATTTAGAGTGAGAGAGGTTAATGGCGCTAATGATATACATAATTATGGACCACCGGCCGGTGGATTATCTTATATTGATCCGCAAGAAAGAAATTGGGGTTGGTGGGGTGATCAAGAGTTCGGGCCAATTATAGCAGACGCGGAGGGAGTTTTAAATCCTAACGATAGTAGAGTAGCTCAACAAAACAGGGTTAGAGATACAGAAGCTAAGGCAAATTATGGAGATTGGAATGCTCCCGTATCTATTTTAGATGTGGAAGCGATGAGAGAAAAATTAGAATATGAATGGAATGGGGAAACATATCTTGTAAGACATGATGATATTAACACTTATACACTTGGGGGAAAGGCACCCACACATGGCAATGGTGTGCCATTTGGGTTAATTAGTGAATCGGCTTTGCTTAATGGCCATGTTTCTATTTTACCACAAACCAAAGTAATAGATTTAGTTAGGGCTGGGTTTGTTAATACCGATCTTATAAAAGAATTATTGCTTTATCGTTATGGTTGGGATAATATTGGATTTATGGGTAATGCAGGGGAATATGCCGATCCAAGTGAAGAAGATTTGATTTTTTCCAAAATTATTAGGGGGTTTTGGCCTTCAATAATATATAGTGATTTTTACGATTTCAAAAATAAAACAGCCGAAGAAAGGGTCGCTAACGCCGTACTTACTCCGTTGGAATATGTAGATCAAGATTTAGATTTTGTTGGTCCTGCATATTGGCAAGCTGAGAATGAAAATACTTTTTCAGTTGTTGGTCACAGTGATTATGCTTATTTAAGAAACGCTCAATGGGAAACTCCCGAGGATATGAGTACATGGATTAAAATAGCTCATCATTGGGGTATCTTTGCGGCTGTCGGGTCGCGACAGGATGTATTGTACCCCTCTTCTTTAGGATATAGAATAGGAGAAAACCGACACCTCTCTGCAATACCTATAGCGGCAACGAGACAGCTTGTTAATATTAAAAGCAGAAAAGATATTACTAAGGTAGCTGTGGGTGGTTATTCAAATAATCCGGATTGGGCTGACGTACCTAACGAGATAAGTGCAACAGAAAACAATTTTGATACGACCGGTCGCCCACGCCTTGTGGATGGAGGTGTTAGTTATCCATATGGTGCGCCAGGTGTTAACACTGGCAGTTTAACTGCGGTAAGAGGGTCTTTCATAAAAGGTTGGCCGGATGATGATGTCTATGCGGATAGAACAGAAAATATGAAAAACTCTGCCCCTACCATTCATTCTATATTAGATTCATTACCTCCAGAATTTGAAAGAGGGTTTCTTACTTCAACAAAAAACGCTAATCCAAATTTTGCTGGTGGACCCGAAATGAACGGTCCTTTGGCGGAGTTTATTTATAAGTATTTAATTTATTTGCTTCCCCAAGGTAGAAGAATAGGTCATCATCCGAATTATGATGCTGATGGTAATTCTTTAAGTCAGTACAGGCGAAAAGTTAGAGATGTTACTTATGGCGATTTATTTGATGAAGTTATGAGTCGCATGACTACAATGGCTGATTTTACAAATCAAACTATACAAAATGTAGCTGAAATACCTATCAAAAGAGAAGTTATTGATAATTTATTGAATAGAAAAAACGCCAATATGTCATTATTAAATTTTATTCAACAAGTTATGTCGCCTAACTCTATAGGGCTAGCTGGAAATGTTCAAATAGGGGCGAGAAATATAAATGGAATAGTAGAGCTTTTCCCTGCCACTATTTCTTATAAAGGTAAAGTAACTGATATATTTAAAAACCAAGCTATAGCTGATGATAATAACAAGCCACCGGAAGATCAATTATCGTTTGATTATAAAAGAAAAAATTCTTTGATTCAATCTATAGATATGAGTTCTAAAATGGACCCTGCTGCATTTCTTACTTATCAAAATTCTTCGGATCTCTTAAGGGGTCGCGATTATAATGTATTAAAATTACTATCATATGAAGGTGTAGCTGAAGATTTTAAAGAATTTTTAGATGGAACCGCTAATGTAGATAATGCTGGAGAAAATTATAGTGGTGTTATAACATATGGCGCAGGCAACAAAATTAAAATAGATAAAGCAAGATTTGATAAAGTACCTACTGGTATTATAGATTCTTTTATATCTCAAGATCCGGAAAGATGGGCTAAGATAACAGCTATGATGCAGGGGAATAATAATTTTACAACTGAACTGTTAGCCTTTTATATGAGGGCTGTTACATTAACAATACATGGAATGACTAATATCCAACCCTTTAATTTGGTAAATGTAAGAGGGGTGCTACCGGCCTTGGAGGGTGTTTATATAGTAACTAACCTTACTGAAAAAGTTACACCCACTGAATTTCAAACTATTTTGGAAGGAAAGTTACTTAAAAGAAAAAGGTTAGTGCCAGGCGGTAGAGATGTTTTTATATAATTATTATTATTTATTAAAATAAAATGTTACTATATCTTAAAGGATAAATATGAAATATTGGGGCGAAGATCAAGAATACGCTGTTGTTGAGTTTAATACTAACGCAGACATGGATGAGAAGCATAAAGTTTTTGTAGACGTAATAGAGCCAGCCTTTCGCAAACTTGTAGAAAACATTTACTATACTTATAATTTTAATAAAATATTGTGGGATAGAGAACAGATTGAGCATGAAGTAATGACCCATCTGTATGAAAAGTTAAGCAAGTTTGACATTTCTAAAAACAAAAAATCTTTTTCTTATTTTGGAACCATCACAAAAAATTGGATGATACAGCGATGTAATGCTGATAAGAATAAAAGATTTATTGATGATGACAATCAAGATATTATTGTGCAGAATATTAGTATTCATGCCTATGAAGAAGATGAGGTGGGGCGACACAATGAAGAATTTATAAATGAAATCATTGGTGACTTTGATGATTGGGACGCAAAAGAAAATTATACAAGAGATGATTTCGCTGTTTTAGAAATAGTTAATGATATACTCAAAAACTATGAGCGATTTAATATTTATAATAAGAAACAACTTTATGTCTATATTAGAGAGGCAACAGATTTGCCGAGTCGTAAAATAACCAAGTCGTTAAAGAAAATAAAATTGGATTATTTTAATGTTAAAGAAGATTTTATAGGTTAAGATGGGGCAAGATAAATTAAAGGAAAATGCCGAAAGATATGTTGAGTTATTATCTTCTTATCAAGACTATATGGTGGCTATGGAGCAAGTAGTTAAGAAAGTTGTAGAAACAAGAAAAGAGTTAGTTTTTTTAGAAGGTGAGTTAAAAAAAGATGGAGCTACAATAAAAGACGTAGGGTAATATAAAATGGCACGAAGAGGTGGGGAACCATTACAACAAGAGTTTAATAGAGGGTATGATTTTATTCTCAACACTTACGGCTCTGCTCAAAATACTATGCCAGATAAAAATACTATTTTTTTATTAGGACATGGTATTGTTATAGATATTGATTTTAATATTACTAAAAATTATAAAATGGCTGCTGGCCAACCTCCATTTAGCATATATGCTAAGATTATAGGGGAGGATTTAGATATAAATAGGCCCGATTTAGAAGTGGAACAAATATATTATTCTCCATTATTGCCTATACATAATTTATCAATTCCGGAAATTGGTGAAGAAATTATTATAATGAGAGAAAATAATGTAATTGGATCAAAAGGATATTATTTTGGAAGAGTAGCAAACACTGCTACTTTAAATTATTATCCGGCGCGTGAATATATGGACAATGTTAATTCTGCAGCTGTTTCGCCTGAATTTAAATATGGATTTTCTTTTGATGTAAATGAACTTAGAAGTCGTAAAATTGATCAAATGCCTAGTGATAACATTGAATCCATATCTATTCCAGTAACTTTTGGTGATGTAGTTCAACAAGGCCGGACCCAAAGCTATATAAGGCACTCTTTTAATAAGAATAATAAAAAAGGTGTTTTAGAACAAGGGCTGCGATTACAACAACAAAATATTGCGACTAATATAAATAATGATATTTTTTTTAATGATGATTTAAATACAACTCCTAGTTATGATCCAAGTATTGGTCAAACTGCAACTAAATCTATTCATTTTGTTGATACATCTATAAAAAGATTGGGTAATTATGGGTTAGCATCTACTTTGCCTCAACAACCATTTCAAGACAATCTTGATAGTGATGTGGAAAGATCTATGATTGCTAATGTAGCAGATGAAATATATAATATCTCTAGCTCTAATATTGATCCTAATTTATATAGGCAAGTTTTAGGTGAAAAATTAATATCTCATCAAAAAGAAACAAGTGCGTTAATTAATACTATGCTAAATGGATTAACAGGGTTGGCTGAAACTGTAGGTGTTCTTTTAGATGCATTTGTTGACCACGAACATGCATTACCAAAAATAGAATTAAATTTAGAAAAAAGCATTACTGCTGCTGATAGATATGTGGTTCCTGCAAGATATGAACAACAGCCGCCGCAAAAAATTACTGTTCCATCGCGGCGAGTAAGAGTTAGAACAGGATATGATATGAAAAGACGGCGCGCTATTTATATTAATGTTAATATGCCGGGCTTTCAAAGAGAAGTAGAAAGGCCGCCTAAGTTAGTGCGCCCAGCGCGTACACGCGTTAGACATAAAACTCATAAGATTAATTTTGAAGCCATTATTGGCGGCGAAGAAAATCCAAGATTTACCGCACCTATACAAACTGATGAGCCAACGAGCGAAGAGACTAATCAAGTATTTGGGAGTGTCAACACAACAACAAAGACACAAGTGGGGTTAAAAACAGAAAGGGTTGATCAATCTTCGGAAGAACTAATTGAGTTATTTAATCGTCAAAAAGATCAGTTAAACATGATATTTAATAAGGCAACAGATTTTTTAAGTAAGAATCAATTTATAAATTAGAGAGTGTAAAAATGCCACAATCAGCCGAAAATTTTGGTGGTAAACCAGCAATAACAGATCCTTTTTATCCGGATGGGTATACATCAACTGATCAAGATAGGCGTAGACTTATAGCGCAGAAAGAAAAATATGCACCAGCGGTTGGGTCTATTAATTTTAAATTCCCTTTGAAGTCGGTTAATAGAGGATTTTTCCAAGGTAACACTACTACTATAACAGCAGTTAGAGAAGATATAAAAACCTTATTAATGACCGTCAAAGGCGAAAGAGTAATGAATAAAAATATGGGTACTAATATTCCTGTATTAGCTGGTCAATTATTTGAACCTATTAGACAAGTTGAGTTATTAGAAAAAATTAAAATGGAAATAAATAATGCAATCGAAACTTATTTACCTTTTATAAAGTTACAAAATGTGAATCTTACAACGAGTGAAGACGATCCAAGTTTAACTGTAAATCAGGTAAGGGTTTCTATGGCTTATATTATAAAAGACCAACAAGCTATGGCTGATAAAATTACTTTTACAGTAACATCTACATAGAGAAAAAATATGCCAACACAAAGTTTAAATAGAGATATTAATTATTTATCTAAAGATTTTGATTCCATAAAGGATGACTTGATAGATTATGTCAAACGTCATTTTCCAAATGATTGGCGTGATTTTAATGATGCATCGGGAGGTATGGCTATATTAGATATGATGGCCTATATTGGAGATGTCTTAAGTTTTAATATTGATAGGCAAGTAAATGAAGCTTATATTAATAGAGCAGTAGAGGTTAAAAACATAGTTTCCTTAGCCGAAAATTTTGGATATCGGCCGAAAAATAACACTCCAGCTATTGTTAATTTATCAGTTAGTGCTGATTTTACTACTTCTACTTCGGGAAATGAATTATGTAAATTGAAAAAAGGTGCAAAAGTTTTTACAAATTATGAACCAGTCGTCCCATTTGAGATTTTAACAGACGTTGATTTTTCTCAACCAGACCATAGAGTAGTTAATCCCGATAATGGAGGAACTACTACAGTATCTATTTCTAGTGTTTCTGCAGCTGCCGGTGTGACGAAAACTTTTTCTTACAAAGTAAATGATGCAATTAAGTTTTTGAAAGTTACGTTGCCCGATAAAAATGTTAATGAAGTTGTATCCGTTTCAGCAATTGATGGTGCTCAATATTACCAAGTAGATTCATTGGCTAAAGATACAATTTTTATAGGAGATATAAATGGGGATGCATCCACTTCTGGAGATGCGGTTTATATATTAAAAATAAAAAGAGTACCGAAAAGATATACTGTTGAATTAGAACCTAATGGATTAACTTCAATAAGATTTGGTTCGGGTATTATGAATGAGGCTGACAGTGAAATAATACCTAACCCTAATGATTTTGTTTTGCCGCCATCATTAAGAGGGTCGCCTTCTGGTTTTGCTCCAGCAGCTATTCAATCTACCAATTTTTTAAAAACCAATTCATTAGGAGTTGCACCTAGAGACACCACTGTTGTAATTACATATAGGCAAGGCGGCGGTGTTAATGGAAATGTTGGCCCTAATTCTATTACAAGGTTTGTAGAAAAAGAAATACAATTTATTACTCCTAATTTTTCTAATGATAATGCTGACAAATCTCGTACGATATTTGAAAGTATTGCTTGTAATAATGCATATCAAGCAAGTGGTGGTGAAGAAGGCGAAAGTATTTCTTCTATAAAGATAAATGCTATAAATAATATGTCTTCTCAATTAAGATGTATTACATTACAAGATTATCAAGTAAGAATAATGTCAATGCCATCACAGTTCGGAAGTGTTTTCAGGAGTTTTGCAAGAAAAGATCCTACAAATAATTTGGGAGTAGAGTTATTTTTAGTTACAAGAAACTCTGTTGGCCAACTAACAACTCCAAATAATGTTATAATTAATAATGTAGAGAAATATATACAGCAATTTAGATCCTTTTCTGATAGTGTAAAATTTAATGCGGGGCGAATAGTTAATATAGCAATAGAATTTGTTATTGTTCCATCTCAAGACGCTAATTTTGCTGAAGCATTGATAGATACAATATTATTATTACAACGACAATTTGATACATCAAGAACAAATTTTAATGATTCAATAATTACATCAGAAATAATTGCTCTTATTCAATCGCAAAAATCAGTTTTATCAGTATCAGAGTTTAAAATTATAAATAGAACAGGTACAGTAGATGGAAGAAACTATTCTAGTGTCGCCTATAATATAAATGCTAATACATCTTCGGGTATATTAAAATTTGGGCAACGAGATGTATGGGAATTAAAATATCCTAATTTTGATATCGTAGGTAGAAGTGCTGATCAATCAACAGCCGCAGCTCAAGGTGTTGCCGGTGGCAGCGCTGGCGGCGGATATTAATGAGAGAATAAAATGAGCTACGCAAGAGCGTTTTCAAAAATAGATACTTGGATTACGGAATATTCTACAACTGCTAATTTTGGATTAACACCTGTATTAGAAGTTTGGAACAAAATTAATGATCGCCGTGACGATAGAAAAGAATGGGCAAGAATGTTGATGAAGTTTGGCCTTACTTCTTTAAGTGCCGGTATTGTAAGCACAGGTAAGTATCCGGACCCAAGAACAGACTCTACTGTATCTGCATATATTTATATGTTTAATACACCATCTACGGATACGGTACCGGAAAATTTTGAAATATGGAACTTTCCTCTTACATCTAATTGGATCGAAGGTCGTGGTTTAGATAATGATAACTTTAGTAATACGGGATTTGCGAACGCTCTATCAGCTACAAATTTAGTACCGTGGAAAACTGCCAGTAATGCTGGTCAAACCGGTGCGAATAATTATGTAGGATATGCTACTAAAGTTTATGATTCTAACTCTGGCTCATGTAGCTTTGCTAACGGTGAAGAAAATCTTAAAATAGATGTAACAGATTATTTTAAAGCTTATCTTAATTATTCCACAGGAACAACTATTGCTAACGGTGGTTCTGCTGATCATGGTTTTCTTTTGAGAATGTCGGACGCACAAGAATGTAAAGACGCTACTGAAGCTACTGCTGCTGGAGTAGCTAATTCAGTCTCGGCTGAAAACTTTTATTCTAAGAAATTTTATAGTAGAGAAACAAATACACAAAAAACGCCTTACTTACAGCTAGAATGGCCCGGCGCTATTAAAGATGACAGAAGTAATATAAAGTTTTCTAAATCAGGTTTGTTGTTTTATTATAGTGTTGTTGACGGTGCCTTAACTGATTTAAATGGGACCGGCCCATTTCCTGGTCATGTAACATTAAGTGCTGATGGTAATACCACAGTAGCGGGTAGCACTGGAATCGCATCGGGTATTGCTGTTACAGCTGGTCGTCACTCAAAAGGAATTTATAAAGTTAATGTTGGAGATGCTGGAACTGAAACTGCTGCTGCTGGTTTAACAGGAATAAATATTGGGGTTTCTGCAGCTACTTCTTTTACTGATAGTTGGACAGTTACTACGGCTGGTGAATACAGAACTGATTCATTTAATTTTAGTTGCATATTACCTACATCGGGCCATAGTAATTATACAACGTCTAATTATCAAATTACACTTAGCAATCTTACTCCTAAATTTCAGCCGGGAACTACCCAACGAATACGAGTTAATATTAAAGATAGAACTACTGCTTTAAAAAGTGTTACGGGTAGCAGTACTGCTCAAAACAATTATGTTGTTAAGTCGGGTAAGATTCAAATTAGAGAAAAATATACAGACGATATTGAAATACAAAACTTTGATATTTCTTACGATTCTCAAGGAAATTTCTTTGACTTAGATACTAATCTTTTATATGTAGGTATACCATATAAAGTATATATGCAATTAGATGTGCGTGGGGATACTTTCTATTATGATTTTCCGGATAGATGGGATTTTGTGGTAGGTGAATCTTATGATACTGAGGACACTAACCCATCTTCTATGGCAAAACGAACCCGAGATGCTAATTATGACTATGGTCTTCTATAGGAAAAAATAAATGGCAGATTCCGGATATTCATATGATACATTAGTAGCTTCACTTTCCGCAATTGGCACCTCTAGTGGTTCGCTTATAAGTCGTAGCGTTACGGGTAATAGAAATAAAGTATTACCTCTTGTTGATTATGGTGATTTTTCCCAACATATATTTTTTGGTGATGCTATTCGTAAATTTAACACTTCTTATGATAGAATAATTGCTGATTATCCTATTGGCGCTAGCGGTACAGATACAGCGGCCTTATGTGCTGAAAATATTTTTAAAGTAGATGAATTTAAGAAAAAATCTACAGGATTTGATTTATGGCTGTTAAATAAGTTAGGAATAACAGGATCTAGTTCTGCGGATATAAATGCCAGCCCTAACGCAACAGTTAATGCTACTAATCAAGATGGCGATTTAGTTCCTTTAATCTTTATTGATAGAGGATTAAGTAATAGTTTAACAGGGTCGCAAACTGGAGTAGTAGATTCAATCTCTGCCCGAGCAGTTAATTTTGAAGAAGAGAATATAAATGTTGTTGATAGAACAGCTGGTACTGCAGAATACATAACTCTTGACACTAGTTCAGATGGATTAAAAAGGTCTGCTGTAAGAAAGGCTTTTGTTGAAATACCATCTACTGCTGAAACAACTATAACTAGAGGTCCGGAGTTGAAAAATATGTTACCTAATATATTATTTATGGGTGATGAAGATCAAATTTTAGAAAAAATGTTAGCGGCTATAGGGGATGAGTTAGATGAGTTAAAAGTTTTTATTGATCAAATATCTAATGTTAAAAGAATAAGTTATGACAAATATAATAGAGTTCCTAATAAGTTTTTACCTATTTTAGCTGAAGAGTTTGGTATTAAATTATTTGGAATGGCTACTAATAGTGATTTTCAAAAATATTTAACCGAATCCACTTCTGGCTCAACTAGACAAGAAATAACTTATGATATTTGGAATAAAATTCTTAACAACATTCAATTTCTTTTAAAAGCTAAAGGAACAAAGGCTGCAGCAGAAGCTATAAGTAGAATATATGGTGTTGATCACAATTTTGTTAATTACAATGAATATTCTGCTTTTCATAAGCCGGATGCCATTCGTATTACTGAAGAAGTTGACATACCTGCGTTTTATACTTCTGGTGATGCGTTCATTCAAACAACTTCGGACGCTACTACTGGGTCAGCATTAGTTTTTGACTTTCCCGCTTCTACTAATTTTACTTTACAGATGCGTGTTTCAGCAACGGCTGATCACTCTTCTATGACCTTATTAAAGCATCCGTTATATATTATTGATATGGATGCTAGTGGGCGGGCAGCTTTTAAATCTACTACAACAGCTTCCATGTCAGCTATTACTGATTTAACTTCTATGTCGGGCTGGATTAAAGGTGGCGGAAGTGCAAATAATTTTGTAAATGTAGTAGCATCTCGTTCTGGTGATACATTAAAGATATGGACGATGGCCTTATCGGGTTCTCCAACAGGTGGGCATGATGTGGTTGTGTATTCGTCAGGCTCTACCGCTCATTATGATGTAGCAAGAATTAATTTTTCTTCTACGGGTGGTGTTGGAACCAACTCTGTGGGTGGAACTAATTATTCACAATTCCCCGCTTATTTTCCGGCATCTGGTTCATTTACGGGATATATGCATGAAGTTAGAGCTTGGCATGATGTAGCTTTACAAGATGAAGATTTATTTGAACAAACGAGAAATTTTGAATCAGTTTCTTTTCAAAATTCTACAGGGTCGGTTAATACGGTAGGCATAACTAATAAAGCTAATTTTTCAAGCCTATCGGGTCATTATAAATTAAGAGAAAATGTTGTTTTAACTGGTTCCGCAGCTTCTTATAATTTTATTGTCGATTCTACAACCGCTGGAAATACAGCGCATCCCGTTTCGTTTGGTGGATTAACCGGAAAACATTATAGGGTTTTTGATAATCAAAAGAAATTATCAAGATTTTCACCAGTAGGGTTCGCTACTGATAATGATAAAATTACACAAGGAAGCAATACTGATAGAATAGTTGATACAGGTTATGTTAGTTATGCGCTTAGCCCTATTAATGTCTTAAATAATAGTATTAGAAATTTTTATCAAGACTTAGATATTGCTGGCACAATGGGTGATCCTGAAGATTTATTTAGAAAAGAATATACTGGTCCTTTTGTTGAACAATGGCATGACATAACAGCACAAATGGGATTAGCTCCATCAGCTACATTTGCTACTCAATCTTCTACCTCATGGGATCGAATAAGAAGTGGTGGAGGTGTTTTAGGTAGTAGTGTAAGTGGCGCAAGCGGCGACACCACTAGCGTAACTGATCTTAACACTTTCGTTAAAGCTTTATCTAATTTTAACGATACTTTTGGGGGTATTTTTACCTTTATTAAGCAGTTTATACCTGCTAAGACTGGTACGGTAGCTGAAGGTGTATTCATTGAAAATCACCTCTTAGAGCGCCCAAAAATGAGAAGAACTTTTGGGTTGAGAGAATCAACTGGTACTGGTTATGTTGGCGCACCTACTATGTCTGGAGATCGTGGCATCATCTCTTATGATGAAGGTAAAACTCCAAACAATCAAGTACCTAGTTTGATTGATATGTCAGTTACGGCATTTACTGTTAATAATCATTATAGTCCAGCCAATCTTTCTACCCAAGGAAGTAATAGCGCAAATGATTCTACACTAATAGCGTCTGCCGCTACTACCGCTGATTTTCAAGGATATCAATATCAAGGTGGGCTACAAGAATTTCTAGATAATAGCGTTACGACAGTAAGAAATGTATCTTCTTTAAGTGTTCAAAGCTCTACAAACGTGCCGAGATTTTTACCCACACGAATAGGTAGAGCATTGCCATTAACAATAAAACCTTCAGCAGCTGCTTTAGCTACAGTAGAATTAACTACAGACGCGTTGTTAATTTCACCAACTGCTGCTCCAATTTCAGCTAATATTGGTGCGGTTATTAAAGGTAGTGCGAGAATGTTAGCAAGAGGTAATACTTTTAAAACAGAGATGCCAGCATTAAGGTTTGACTTTCCCACATCTGGTAATGGTGATAATTATTTTGAAGCTACAATAGGGAATATAGCGGAAGGTAGAGGCAGAACAATAAAAGAAAAAGATGTAAGCTTTACTACTAATTTAGAAACAGGCGATGTTGAGTTTGAATTAAGACTTTCAGACGGGATTAGATCATTAACCGCTATTGATGTAGCTCGTAACATAACTCAAAATGTGGTTGATATAACTGTGTCAGGTTCAATAGGTATTGTACCTATACGCATAACTAATCTTTTTAATAATGAAACAACGATATTTAGAGTAGGGATTAATTCTGATTCTCTTAAGGATACGGACCTTATTAGACAAATTCAAGAACAAGGTGGCACAACATTACAATCTTAAATGGAGGAATAGGTAAATGAATTATCTTAATCGTTTCAAGCAAATATCAGATGAAGCAGCAGAAGCTCTACAGGGTTTGGTTAGTGATATGATAAACAAAAACACAACTAATATTTTAGAGGTAGGTACTTATGCTGGTCAAGCAACTTTAAGGTTAGCTGTGGCGGCCTCTAAATTTCCATCAGTAAGGGTCATTTCAATTGATGAAAACTATGATTCTTTTAGCCCTACTGCTGAAGAGTCATTAAAGGCAAGTAATCTTTTTAATACATCGGTAGAATTTGGTGAGTTGGATAGACGTTTTGAAAAGAATATTATGGAAGCTAATATTATTTACATTGATAGGTATCATAATAAGATTGATGAAAAAATGGAACTTATTAAGAAGCACATTATTGTTCCTACAAAAGTTATTTTTAGAAACCCTAAAAACTCTAGTGACTTTCCATTTGAAGTTACTGAGGTTGCACCGGAAGTAAAGCCAAGAGCAAGAAAGAAAGCTCCAACAACTGAAACAAAAGAAACCAAAAAGGAAACTACATAAATATTTATATAGGATTTATCTTGGTATATATATTTATTAAGATTAAATAAAGGAAAAGAATATGGCATTTTTAGATAGCTCTACAGCTGTAATAGACGCGATACTTACACGAAAAGGTAGAGAATTACTTGCGCGAAATGATGGTAGTTTTCAAGTTACTAAGTTTGCTTTTGGTGATGATGAAATTAATTATCAATTGTATGATGCTACTAAAGCTACAGACCAAGATGCGGATATTTTAAATTTGCCAGTTTTGGAGCCTGTATCTAATGAGAATGTAGCTTTACTTTATAGATTAATTACTTTACCCAAAGGTAGTTTAAAGATTGCAAATTTACAAGTTTCTCCTACTTCGGGCACAGTGGATTATGGTACTGATTTAATTATTGATGTTTCTACTGATAATGGAGAAGATAGTCAAGGTTATGCAGCTACAGTTAGAGATACGGATATTGGTGTTTTGACAAATACTACCGCCACACCTAATCAAAATGGCCAAGGTACATTTACTATAAGAACCGGAGCTAACGCAGGCGGTAAGTCTGGTCAAACAATAGTAGATATTACAGGTATTAATAGTGGTGCGAGAAAAGAATTTACTTTAACGGTAAGTGCTTCTGGCGCTGCAGCGTAAGGAAATAAATAATGTCTATAAATAATTATGATTTAGGTCGCGATGTAATCAATACTGAAGTATTGACCAAGACTAACTATGAAATTACGTCTGCTACTGCAGCGCAAGAAAGAAATATTAATTCTTTTGTAATGGAAGCTACGTCTACTGGTTTTTTAGTTAATGCAAAAGGAACCACTACAAGTACCCCCTTAAGTGCAGCTTTTCGTAATATTTCAAATTATTTCTTTTCTTCTTCTGCGGCTAATAGGATTCCAGTGTCTCAAAATAATGTTGCAACAACGGGTATTTCAAGAGTTATTACTGTTGGTAGAACTACAGTTGATGATGCAATTTTATCAGGTAGTGTAACTGGTACGTTTTCTTTTGGCACACAAGCTGATAAGGTTATTATTGATCAACCAGAACAATCTATTTCGGGCGCTGTTGGTCGTAAAGGTGATCTAGTAGAAAAAGCAGATACTACTAATATTGTAGGGACGGTTTTTTATGATAGTGGCACAATGATATTTCATGGTGGCGATTATTCTAGAGATACAAACTTTTTGATAGATTCGTCTTCGGGGTTTGTGTTTGGACCTGGCGCTACTGCTGGTAATGTAGCGATTAATAATTTGAGCTTTATTAGCTTGAATATGTTAAAGAGAAGTGTATTCTTTACAAGAGCATTTAATCAAGAGTTTAATTATTCTAACAATCCAACTGCAATTGCAAACGCTTCTTTAGGTTCGATCTCTTCTAACTTAACAGGCAATCCAACATCCTTTATTACTACTGTTGGTTTATATAATGCTGATAATGAGCTATTGGCTGTAGCTAAAACCGCTCCACCCGTAAAGAAGGATTTTGATACTGAAAAAGTATTCGCAGTAAGGTTGCAGTATTAAGAAAATAAAATGAAATGGCATATAAAGCATTCGCAGAAAACGAAATCAATCCTCGGCCATTTGTTGAGGAACAAACCATATCTATATCAGAAGATAGTCCCTGCGCGAGCCATGTCCATCTACTTACAGGAATTAGATCGTTAGGTAAAATAAATGTTTTTAAATTGGGTACCAATCCTGCGTTTAATGAGGTAGATTCAAAAGAAATAAAGTATAAGTGGGGTTTTGATAATAATGTATTGGAAGGTCAGTCTCTTACTGCTCAAATAACTACTGGTGTATTTTTAAGTTCTTCGGATCAAACTTATAGAGCTTCTACTAATTCTAATTCTCGCACTTCAAGTCAAGATCTTTTTAGATACGCTCAAGGGTACTTGTATCGAAACGATAATGACTATAATAGCACTACGGCCCTAGTAAGTTCATCTTCGGCTGATACTAAAGTTTCTGTGTTAAGACAAATCAATATAAGAAAAGATATATATCATTCTTCTTTTAAGTCTGCGGCTTTTAAAATGCAGATTAATAACTCCAACACATCATTAACCGCTGCTGTTGACGGTGCCTCCTCTAACGCTAAATATACCACTATTGCTTCGGGTATTTTTGGTTCTGAAACTCCAAATGTTTCGGGGTATACTACAGCTTTAGATTTGAAAAATCCATTTGGTGGCGAAGAAGGCACTGGCCGTAAATCATTCTTTGGTGTAAGTGTTACTGCTGCTTTAGGTAATGTTTTTGATACAAGAAATGGTCAAGGTTATACAGCAGGCAATAATTTAGATAGCATAAGAGAAGCTTGCACTATTGAAACTATTATCAGACCCATGAAGTCTGACTCCGTACTTTATTTTCGTAGATTAGCAAGTAGTCAAGATACGTTGACTAAAAATAAGTTTATGAAAATGGAGCTTACAAGGTCTGCTGATAATAGAGAGCCAGCTTTTAGATTTTATATTAGAGATGCTGATACAGGAGCTTCGTTTTCTGAAGATTTTGCACAACCCGATGTACAAGCTTCTGGTTTGTTTGTACCTGCTGATGTTGGTATAGATTTATTTGATGGTGACTTTCATCATGTAGTGGTTTCATGGGATATTAATGAAATAGAGGACCCCACCAATAATGCTTCAGCAGATCGAGGGGCTGGTGTAGTGATGGGCTATATAGATGGTTATAAACTATCAAATAAAGAACAAGTGTTTCCGCGTTTGATGGGCGCAGATGCAGCTGGTGGCCCTACTGTTCAAGCTAATATGATAGATCAAAGAATACCTATTAAACAAACGGCCTTGTATACGACAGGTATTATAAATGCTCCAACTGGAAATAATGTTTATATTGGAGCATCTAATTTTAATAGAAATGACGAAGTAAGAACTGGTGATTGGGGGCCGATAGCTGATCAATATGATTCGCAATTAGAGGGATTGTATGATGGTCAAGTAGCGCATGTAAGAGTGTGGAATCAACGATTGTTAGATGGAACCACTGGATTTAAAGATGGAGTAGGAAAACTCATTAACCTTAACCCCACTGATGCACAATCTAACGGTTCTAATCCTTTAGGTGTAAGTTTCAC